GTTGCTGAGTGCAACAAGGTGGCAGCAAATAAAGCGACATTATCGTTCATGGTTATTCCTTTGAAAAAAGCCCCTTTTTAGGGGGGCTAAAAGCCTCACGCTTTCACTTATTATCTTCCAATACTTCAATCATTACAAGACACCCACCGCCTTTTTTGATTTCACCACGCTCAATCATTAAAACATCAATCTGTTCGTCATCGTCAAATACGCCTGCATCGCCAAGTGCATCCCATAAAGCCTTAATGCGGTTGTCAATATCTTGTTTTCTACGGTCACGGGGGTACAGAACTACCTTCATTTCTAGCCTAGCTGACCCTAATTTGGGTACTTTGTACTCAACCACATAATCGCTAACCTGAGCTTTGAATTCTTTACCGGCCTTACTTATACCCATTCTGTTACGGAATATAGTCCTATAGCTGTTTACGCTAGGGGGTAAAGGTAAGTTAAGTACTAGCATATTAGCGCCAATGTCTGTTCGAGTAGTTGTTCTTCTGTAACTCCGTATTCCCTTTCAAAGCGCTTTCGACCCATTCCGTGAATACTGGTATTTGCTCCTCTATGGTGATAGGGACAGAGGCCGATAACAGGACTGCTGCTTCGTACGCCACCTCGTCTAATGTGATGAATTTCGCACGGTGTTCCCTCGTTGCCTTGTCTTTTGCACAAGATGCAACCCAATCTCGCCACTCTATCATAATGTTGTTTTTTTTCTTTGTTCATGCCAGGCTATACCAAAACTTGTAGTATTCCAAAAAATCTTCGTATTTGGTGTACTTTACTTCAGGTTCGCCCTTGTTGTTCAATAACCAACAATGTTCAAAATTAAGCCCGTTATCAGTATCACCGCATATTATTGCTACGGTTATATTGTTTTGGGCTAGTGCTTTTAATAAGCGCTCTTGTCCCTTGCTAATCTTTTCGTTTCTGCGTTTCCATTCAAGCACCATAAACGAGCCATTGCGTTCAATGATTCCGTCAATGTTGCTAGGCATAAAGTTAGGATTGTCAGGTATTTTTCCCTGCAAAAACCCATAATCTATATGTTTAGCGTTTGGATTACGCATTGCGGTGTTAGTCATCAGCTACATCTTGTAGTTTTAGAGCCATTTCAACCATCTTTTCAGCCGTTAAATAAGCCAAAGCAGTTTGTTTTTTAAGCATAGCTTCTTCGTATTCTTGGCTTAATCTGCGTAAAACAATAAGGGGTAATGCGTAATCGTCATTCATTTTTTTTGTGCTTTCATTAGTATTGATTTTGCTGCCTTATTCCACATTTCTTCAGATTTTTTTATAGATTCAAATAACTTTTTATCTAATGCTTTACTTTCAGCTATAAACTTTTTTAACGCATCTATTTCAGCTTGTTGTTGACGCAATTCTTCAGCAGCTTTTTGAATATGCGTACCTGTATAAAACTGTTCTAATCTATCTGCAAGGTCATAAGCGTTCATTTAGCCACCTTTTTAGCGTATTTTGGTTCATTAATTTTTAAAGTACAGGCGGTGCATTTCCACCTATTTGTCTTGCCAGCTTTAATCATCTTGCCGTAATCTGCTGGGCGCATAACCTCGCAGCTCGTACAATATCGTTTTTCAGTCATGCTTTATCTCGTCAAAATTGTAGAACCATTCGTCTTTAGCTGACCACTTGGCATGGTTTTCAACGCTGTAGATTTCGGTAGGTATCTTAAAATCAGGCGTTTTAAGTTCGGCTGGCACAAGCGATACATCGTACCAAAGGCAACGGTTATTGGGCTGGCAGGCAAATTGACCGTTATCTAGCTTGATAAAGTTATACGACTTGTGTTCCTCGACCCCCTCGCTAAAGCTAGTATCTATGCGGTTTGCATCAGGACTAGCAAAATCGACTGTAAACAGGTAGTTGCCAAAGTGAAACTGTTTATCTTTACCAAAGTACTTGACCTTCAAACCCCGTAAATTGGACTTTTCAATCACCGCCATATCGTAAGAAAGGCAATCCCATATCTGCAAATAATCCAGCGGCAGGGGTTCGGTTACTTCCTTCCAAACATAGGCACTAATTGGCAGTTTATCGTACAGCGCACCGTAGTTTGTCAGCATGGATTCTATGCGGAAGGCTTGACCTTTGATGGCTTTGGCGGTCATCCAAACACAAGGCTCTAGTTCACCGTGACCTTTCTCATGGTTGTAAAGGTACTCTTTACGCACAAAACACTTAACAGGGGGTATGTTAGCTACAAGGAATGTCATTTATTTATCCAAAAAAGAAATATAGCGGCAAGTACCATAACGGTTGCAAATATGGCAAATACGCCAATAGCAAACACAATCATTACGGTTTCAATCATTGCAGCACCCTTGGGGATGGGGGTGACATAGGTACGGATGGGACTGTATAGCTAGGAGTTCCAATAGCGTAACCTTGTGGGGTAACGACTTGATTGGGGTAAATAGTCAGGGTTTGGGTTACATAGCCTTGATTGTTTACGACTTGCGCCTGGTTACCTTGGACTTGTACGGTCTGCCGCACATATCCTTGTGGGTTAGTTATGACATAAGTTTGGGCTTCTGACTGACTTGCCCAACCGCCAATGGTAAATCCTACTAAAAAAATAATCAGTTCTTTCATCACTTATTCCTTATTGGTGGGGTTACTTATACTCCGTATGCAAAGCGGTAAAACCGTGTACTTTCACCCCGTATATTATCGACAAATTGTTACCCATTGGCAGCCACCGCCACCGCATACATACTGTTGCCAGCATTGTGCTTGTTGAGCAATAACAATACCTACTACAAAAAATGCTGCAAATCCGGCTAATGCTTTTTTCATGGTTTTCTCCTAAAAAGGCACATCGTTAAGAACTTCTTTGCTTACCTGTTGCGTGGGTATTGCTTTATCTTCAGGTGGGTTTAGGTAAGCGATTAAACCGCCTTCTTTTAATGCAAACAACGGTAATGTCTCTAGTTTAAGCATAAGGCCATGTTTGGTGTCCATAATTACGCCAATGCTTGCATACCGTTTTTTCATCTTGCCATCGGTTTTATCTTCGTATTCCGATACGGCTGCTTTTACAAAATATTGAATTGCCATTATTGATTCTCCATAAGTTTTACTTCTGCTGCGACTTCATTTAAAAATAACTGTATTTCTGCTTCCATGTACAAGATAAACTCAGGGTCTCTAGGTACATTAACTATCAACAGTTGACTGCGTTCCGGCATTCGTGGGTCAAAAGACACAAAGTCGCACGATTTAGCACCAGTCACCGCCATTTGAGCCTGCATCTGAATAAAGTACTTTTTAGGTGGTTCTTTAGCCTTAAAGTATTCCCAATGTGTGGCTGAATTTGGGCATTTTATTTCGATGAGGTTTTCACCAACCAGGCCGTCAGGTGAACATCCAAACCATTCAATCGTAGGATGGTCAATAAAAGCCACTTGGTCTACAAAGTTACCTGTTTTGACCTCGTATGCGACTCTAGCTTGCGGCTCAGTTGCAGTACCCCACGCCATGGCATCATTGGTATATGATGGTTCAATGGTCTTGGTGGTTCTTTGCAAGGCAAGCTCAATCAGATAGTTTTGCCGACTCGCTGAAGGGCCAGTCTTTGTCCTCGCAAGGATGTCGGCTACCCTAGATGCGGTTACCTTACCCCTGCGGAGTTCATGCCATTCTGGTGTGCCTTGTTCAATCATTTACGAGCCTCTCTTTCTTTGCGTAAGATTTCGTCAAACATTGCTTTTAGTTCCCAACTCTGCTTTTTTGGCATCTTTGGCGGTTGAAATCTTGGCAACTGCTGATTTATCTTTTGAGAGGGCGCTATAGGCTTTTCCATAAGTAGCTTTCAGTTCGTCAATGGTTGTACAGGTTTGAATTAAAGCGACCCATAAATCGGATTCTGCTGTCAAATCAGGTGTTGGCTCGTCAGGTACATCTTCACCGGCATAAATGTATAAACCTAGACCATGTAAGGCAATGGCTTTGGCTAGGCAGCGTTGCATAGCTGTGTTTACATCCATAGCGTTAGGGTTGGATATAGCTTTGTTTTGGTGATTTAAAACAGGTAGCTGTGATGTCATGGTC